GTTTGCGTTTGCGCTCGCTATTTTATAAGCGGGTGTTATTAAGTTTGCTCCTTGTGGGTTTACTTCTACATTACCTATTCCCGATAATTGGCTATTAGTATCAAAGAGAAATTGCTCATAAATGCGCCACGCAATAAAAGAATAATCGTTGTTTAATCCGACCCAAACTTTACCATCGTATTGCTCTCCTTGTACTAATTTTTTATAAGAAGCATATAGCGGATTGTTTATATCCGCCAATGCTAATTGTAGTGTGTTGTAAGTTGCTAAACCTAATGCGTTCAATAATAATGACTTCTCGATTTTGATGCATAACTCGGTTAAATACGTCGCTTGATTTGGCGTAGCTAATGCGGGATTTGCAACAATATTCTCAACGGCTAAAGGAATGTTTAACTCATTAGCTTTTGTAAATTTCGATTTGTCAATTATTTGAGGCATTATTTCTGTTCTTTTGGTTTAGCTTCTTTTTTTACCTTTTCTGTGTATAAGTGAGCATCTTCTTTCGCTACTCTTGTAGTTTTACCATTGTAGGTAACTTCTACCGTTGTTGCTTCTAAGTGTCCCATAAAATTACGCTTTAGTTAATGCAGTAATAGCATCGCTAAAATCTCCGTAAACAAACGCCCCGTAATGGTTCGATTTTACTCTTTGTACTAAACGTGCCTCTGCTAAGATAGTAACTAAGTTTTTAGTGAAATCGTCGTTTTCGTAACCTACATTGATAGTTAATCCCTCTTTGAAACGTACACCCGCTTTGCTAAAATCCCCAACTAGGAATTTATCAATAGTTACGCCCGTATTAGCAACTACACGAATACCCGACACAATTGTTCCATCAAGTGCTGCGAATGGTGGCAAAATATATTGTCCGTCTGTTGCTTTTGATAACTCCATAGAAGTTACATCTGTTGGATGCATTACAATGTAAGTAGGCTCGAACAAGTTAACACGAACTTGATTGATTGCAGTACGCAAAACATCCCATTTTGTAGGTGTTGGAATAGCTAATGCAAAAGCACCAGCTGCCCACGCAGTAGCGTTGGTTACAATACCCGTTAAATTAACCGTTAAACCCGAACCATTCAATAATTGGTCATCAATTTTAAGGTTGATAAGTTCGGTTAATTCTTGGTCAATTTCTGAACGCATAAGTTCAACATCGTCAAGCATTTCCTTAGTGATTTTGATGTATGCAGTAACTTTTTTAACGTTAGCACTTGCAACAACTAAATCGAAATCGGCTTGTGATTTAGCTGCACCCTCTGCGGTCATTGCCGCACCACCATCAAGGTTTTTTTGCTCAACCCATTCCCAAACGTTTGACATAATTGAACCAACGTTAACCAATTCTAAAATAAAAGGGTTACGTCTTACAATGCGAGTAATACCCGCTTCTCTTTCGGCTTGTGGTACTTGTCCCGTTACGTTTGTAGATAACGCCATTGTTCCAGCAGCTTTTAAAGTAATCTGAACGCTTGCGCCCGATTTCTCTTTCATTGCTTTAAGTTCGTCTGACTTTTCTTTTAAAAGTGAACCTAAACTTTCGGGAACGTTGTTTGTAACTCCCTTAGTTTCTAATTCCAATACTTTCAACGCGATTTCTTCGATGTTGGTTTTTAAAGTTGCTACATCGTTGCCTTTAGTTTCTAAGTCTTGTACTTTCGACATTACTTCGATAAGTTCTGCTTTAGAAACGGTTTCGTTTTTCATTAGGTCTATTTTTTCACCTAATTGTTTAATGATTTCTTCCATTACTTAAATTTTTTTAATAATTGTTTTAATTGTTCCTTTTGAGCATCTTGCTCGGCTTGAAGTGATTTCTCGGCTTCGATTTGTTCAAGTGATTTCTCGGCTTGTTTATTGTTTGTGATTTGTCCCGTAACTTGGTTTGAACCGTAAAGAACAAAACTACTTTCTCTTTCGTTTGATGCTTCGGTAATCGCAAAGAAGTAAGGGATATACTCGAAATCTTCTTTGTTTGCGATGTAATCAATATACTTATCGTAATTCTTTTTAAATTCTTCATCTTCGGGATTGTTTGAATCCACACAAAAAGAAAAATTAATATATCGCATTCTAACCGAACCTTGTAATTCATCGCCGCTATCTAGCCATTCCTTGATAATTGGCATCTGTACTTTATCTTTTGGAAACTTGTAAATTAATACTTCGGTGTTTCCGTTGTATGCTTTGCCTAATACACTAAATGGTACTTTAGCAGTGAATATTTCAACGTATTCTTTTCGTACAACCGTTGTTAGTATTTCGAGTTCGTGGTCTGTTACTACATAGTTTTTAAATTGCTTTTCTTGGATTGTTTTTTTCCAAAGTCCATCAATATGTACGTCTTCGTGTGAATCTAATATACGGGTTGAATTAAACGCTACATAGTAATAAGCATCATCTAACTTTAACGCTTTTTGTTGTTCAATATCCAGCTTTGAAACGTCAATAGTTTTCATTGTCATTGATTGACCTTTTTTGTAAGACTCGTAAATCTTTGCTTTCTTTTGGTCTTCAATAACGGGTAGGTTTTCTTTTAAGGCTTTAAACAATTCTTCCTTAGTAGTAAACTCTTTATCGGGTAAATAATGCGATTTGTAAATCATTTCAGTATTTCTTTATTTTTATTATCAATCCTTTTATTTAATTCTTTTTTACCTTTAGCAATAGCCTCTTTTTTAAGTTGTTCTTCGATTTCTTTTTGACTTAATTTCGTTCCCATCACATACCAATTTTTAACATTAATTCCTTGCTTTTGTTCTTTGCTTCTGCTACGTCAATAGTCCCGTTTTCAATCCCTATTTTTACCATATTTTGAAACTCGGTTAATGTTTTGATTTTGTCATTAATTACCGATTGCATAACGGGTAAATGGTCATAACTTGCTCTTAAACTTTCGCCACGTTCAAACAATCCCCACGTTTGCGCTAAAGAGTTCATTGTATTGTCTGCCGTTTGTTGGATTGTGTTTTGAATGTAGCTGATTAATCCCGAATTAATAAGCGAACCAGAATTATTAAGTCCGTTGCTTTTATCGGAAATATCAAGTATTTGTTTATTTAAACCAAATTGCAGTAACACTTTTGCAAAGTCTGCCGTATATTGTTCGTCTAAATATAAACGTTTCATATCGGAAACTAAATGTTTGAAGTCAATACCAGCGTTTGTTAAAAGTAGGTTTTTTAATGATATTGCTCGCTCGATACTTGTACGGTCGCCATCTTGTATTTGCGCTCTATTACCATCGTTTTGATTAAGACCTACATACTTAGCTGACATCTGCAAATTAATTCCTTTACTATTAACATTTTCGTTAATGTTATTTAGAATCTTTGCAACCGCTTTTACTCTCGATGGTGATTGTATAAATGAATTTTGAACTAAACCATTTGCAAGGTCGTAAGTAGGAATAATATCCCTTAACTTGATATTGTAATCAGTATTATCAAGTTTGTAGATAATATGCTTTTCCCCGTATGCTTTTTTATCTTGCTCGGTTACTATAAACTTACTAATCTTATGAACGTTGTTATAGTCAATTTCGCTCGGAATAAGATTATACAACGCTTTTGGAATATCGTTTGTAAAAGCCTTGATTTGATAAATAAGGTCGTTACCCGATACGTCAAGGAATACTTTTTGCTGATAGAAAAAATCTTCTTTTGATTGAAAGTAATTAGGTGTGTTTAGTAGTTTGATGTAAGGCGAGTTTTTAACCTCGTTACCTTGACTATCCAAGTGGGTAATGCGCATTTGTGAGTAGTATTGCGCCCCGAAATTAACAATAGTTGATAAGACGGGATTTGTCAAATACATATCCAAATATTTGCCATTATCAACAAAAGTGTTACCGTCTAAAAACGTGTAAGTAAAAACACCTTGTCGGTTTCTTTCAACTCGCATAGGCGTATATCCTAAGTAATTAAATAGTTTGTTTACTATTTTCATACATACATAAATTTAGTATTATTACTTCTAAATCCATTAAGTTTATTTCTTAACGTATATGGGTTATATCCATATAAATTAGCAACTTCTTCGGCTGAATTATAAAAAACACCACTAAGTAAATCGATTACTACTTTCCCTCTATTATTATTTCCTTTGTTTCTATATGAAATTAAAGCTAATGATTTTTCAGAATGTTTTTTACCTTTAAAAAAACTTTCCGTACCTATCATTCTTTGTCTACATTTTTCTTTTTTCTGCTCTGTTCCTTTTTTACCAGTCTGAGCAATTGACATTCTGTTTTTAGTTTCTTCACTAAAATGTCCGTTTCTGTCGGTAGATTTAGTAAGCCTAAGATTTAAACCATCTATTAATACATTATATAAATCTTGATAATATCTTTCAAGTTCGTTTAATTGATTTAATTCACACTCAATAATTATTTCAAAACAATGGTTTTCAACTCCGTATTTTATTAAAGAATTGTATAGTTTTTTTTGTTGCTTACAATTAAGGTTTTTATAAAGCAAAAAACGGTAAGCGATGTTGGTACTTTGACCTACATACACCTTACCGTTTGGATTAGTAATTTTATAAATTCCTATCATATTATGAGTGCCGTGCATCTTCACACGGGTTAATTTATGCAATATTACAAAATTAAATAATACAAAAGTTATTTTAAGTGAAATAATTTATTCGTGCGTACCAACTGCTGACATATTTCATCGCATCAAGTGCGTGGTCGTTGCCTTGTTCGGGTTCGTCTAACTGCACGCTTTGAACTACTCTCCAGCTATGTTGCTCATATTCCGCTTCAATATTTGTGCTTGATTTAGTATAGTAAACGTTCTTTTTTTGCAGTAATTCAATACCACTAATAATGCTACCTTTACCCTTTAAAGCAAATATAACATTATAACCGCTATTACGCAATTTTTGACCCTCTGTTTTATTTATTTCGTTGGAACTATCACACACTAATTCAATATTTTTATTGATTCCTAAGTTATGCAGTTCGTCTGATAGTGTGCCGTGCATTTCGTTCATTGGTTTGTAAAGTAACTCCTTAAAGAAAAAAGTTTGGTCGCCATCGAATTTCATTGCAACTAATGTACTCGGTGCTGATAATCCGAAATCCATCCCGTAATAAATCGAATAAGGCAAACTATCAAAATCAAAATCACTCATCACTTTCCAATTTTTAAATATTCGATTTGGCTTTTCGGCTTTTAGACCTAATCCGTACACTTGCCACATATAATCAGATGCGGTGTTTTGTTGAATGTTGTACTCGTTTGGTTCGTAGCTTAGTATTTTCTTTTTCTGCTCTATTGGTACAAATGGATTATCTCTAAATGTTGAATGAATTAAAATACTATTATCTTGCTTTACTAAATCGTCGCTCCAAAGTTTACCAACTGGATTGTAATCCATAAAAACCGCTTCACTACAACGCATATCTAATTGGTCGAATGTTTCTTTTGGCATTTTATAAAACTCATTAAACCAAAGGTAATCGGAATGATAGCCGTGTACTTTTAAATCGTCATCCGTTCCCTCAATATTAATAGTTGACCCGTTTGGAAAAGTGAAAATACTTTCGGTTTTATTAAACTTGATTGAATCGTAATTATCAAGTGTTGGATAGTATTTCAACATATCTTGCAAAATAGTATCTTTACAATCCTTTTTAGTATTACGAAATACTGCCAATTTTGTTCGTGGTTTAGTCCACGCTAATATCCAAAATATTTGTAAAATACTAAAGGTCTTACTCGAACGAGAAGACCCACTATTGATGATGTATTTATATTTTTGGCTATTTAAAGCGTTCCAATTTTTTTCAAATACTGGAGTAGCATTAATTTTCATTTGGTTTTGTAATTTCTACTTGTATGGTTGTAGGCGACGCTATTGGTTTATCACCGCTCGTTAAATCTGCCCTATCAGTCCACCCGTGATTTGATTTAAGATTTACAATACCGATTGCAGTATTTATATTTCCTTTTTTACTGTTATAAAAACAATTAGCCTCTAACGTTGAAATAAGGCGTTTATGCAATTCTTTTAACTCTGTTGGGTATTTATCTTTAAGATAAGTAAAAACTTCTTTATAACTATTTAATTGCCTTGCAACCTCTCCAATAAAATCATATTTATAAGTGTCTTTGTCTTTATCATACTCGGCAGATAAATCAATAGCATCATTAAAGAACTTTTCAGCATCTTTAAGATTCCATTTTTCAGCATTTGTATTTTTTTTCGGCGCTCCTACCATCACTCACAAATTACGCTATAATTAATCAAATAACCATTCTCATCGGGTTTTAAATCCGTTCCGTAACTCCAGCTATCACAATCCGACATCGGTCTTGGCTCTGAAAATAAATAGTTTGGTGTTGGTATTGATGCATCCTCGTAAAAGTTTATAAAACAATTACAATTAGTTGCTATTGGTTCGGGTGTGCAACTGGTTAAAATAACAAATAGTAATACAGATATTTTTTTCATAAGTTCAAATATACAATTATTTTTTAATATACGTTATTTTGGTGCTTATTTTCGCTTGGTCAAATGATAAAATTAAATTTCTGTTTTCCATTGGGTTAGGGGTTTAAAAGTTCGGGATTTTCGTAGATATTTCCAATTATTTCGATTTCGTCAAATGCCATTGAGTTTCTATAAGCCCATAAATGATAATCAACTAAATCTTTAAAGTGTATTTTGCTTCCATACTTTGTTTTCAAAATATCTCCCTCATAAATTTCTTTATCGTTTTTATCGAGTAATCCCGTAAATTGCTCTTGTTCGTAATCTTTTGTAGCATCGAAGTAAAAAGCAATGTTTATATATGATTTTGAGTAAACATATGTGCCATTAACTTTTGCTCTAAATTTAATTTCTCTCATAATCTATAATTTTAAGTTTTTCAAATACTCCTCAACCACCTCAACCACGTTTTCAAATTTAGCGGTTGTGCGGAATTGTTTGTTATAATTTTTCTCTTATTTTTTGTAATTCTATCAACTCTTTTGTAATTTCATCTATCTTTTTAAGTAAAACGGGTTTCAATAAAAATAAAGCATCTCTCTCGATTGATTCAATGTTATTCGGAATGAGTTTACCATTTTCAATACTATTGTAATTGGTTCGCTGAATACCTAATCTTTCAGCAATTAAACATTGCTTTACTTTTAGTTTTACCCTTAGTTGTTTTACTTTTTCCATAATTAAATCGTTTTATTTATTACAAATGTAATATTTAATTTATTATAAACAAATTTTTTTGTATATTTGTTTTATGAAATATTGTTATTCTTGTGATAAATATTTAAACTTAGATGATTTTGCGGGTGATTTATCTAAAAAAGATAAATTAAATCCTAAATGCAAAGTCTGTTGTCGTTCCTATTCAAAGCAAAGACGAATTAATAAAGGGTGGGTTAAAAAAGAAAAACAATGTCGTAAAACAAAAAACAACGAGTATAGAAAAAATAGATGTAAAACCGATTCTATTTTTAAATTTAAATGCAATACAAGAAGTTTAATATATAATTCTTTTAAAAGAGCGTGTAATTCAAAATATAAAAAAAGTGATAGTACTGAAAATCTTTTAGGTTGCTCACTTGATTTTTTTATGATCTATATTGAAAATCAATTTAAAGACGGAATGAATTTTGATAATTATGGGTTATGGCACTTGGACCACATTAAACCTATTTCGAAATGTAAAACTAAAGACGAAGTAATTTTATTTAATCACTATACTAATTTTCAACCTTTGTGGGCATTAGAAAATTTATTAAAATCTAATAAGTAATTACAAAACTTTTTTTCATTTATTTTTCATAACCCCAACAAACTTATCAAAATAATCAAACTCAAACGAAATAAATTCATCTGTGCCAATATATCGGAATGTATAAATCCAATGGTATTTCCATCCGTTGTCCCACTTCGGTGGTAATGTTGCATTTTTTGCGATGCCTGATAGACGTACGGGTTTGTTGTCGTATTCGATTAGGTCTGTTATGGTGTTATGATTCATAAATAAGTTATGATTAAGTTTTGGAATTGTTCAAGTGATCGGATTAAGTGGTATTGAAAACCCAATAATTCAATCCTATTTTGAAAGTCTTTTTGATTTTCTGACTGCACTCCTTTTTCGGTTTTGATTTCTACAAATAAAACATTATTCGGCAATACTACTATTAAATCGCTTGCTCCTTTTAAAAGTCCAGTATTTATTTTTCTCTTTGTTTCAATTGCATTTATAGAATCATTCGGAACTGAAAAGATAAGACATCTGTTTTTATGTGATTTTAAGCAGTAGTTATTTGAAAACCAAATACAAATTTGTTGCTGAATTATGTTTTCATTCATTTTTGTTACTTTTAAATTATTTATTTTCAATTAGTTATATGTTGGTAACAAGGTAACATTTTATTTTTGACAGAGTTTAAATATAAAATGTATTTTTCATTTATACCCCAAATAATAAATAATGATATACTATATATAGTTTATTATAAATTTTATGTTACTTTGTTACTTTAGTAGTTTTATTATAGTTAAAGTATTGATTTTTAATATTTTAATTGAGGTAACAAAAAGGTAACATTTAATACTAAAAAAATGTTACTTTTGTTACTCGCTTTTTTGCGTGTACAAGCAATATCCACGCATTACCTTATCGTATTTCTTATATAACTTGTTTTCCAGCTTGTTTTTTGTTATGATGTCTTTAACGTCGTATTTTGTAACAACGAAATTAGCTATACCATTAAGGAAATTAAGTATTTGCCCTTGACTTAAAATAACTTCTGTATCAAAGAAATTGTTTTTTACTAATGAAAAGTTATCGAAAAACAAGTCCTCAACTGGCATATTTTCTATATTTTTTATAGTTTCTATTTCTAAAAAATCAATATCCTCGTTAGAAAATATTTTCCAATCAAAACCACTTAAATACATTTGATATGCCTCTAACCATAAGTTAGTAGTATTAAGTGAAATTAACCTATCATAATCTATTTTATCAACATTTATAGGCAATATACGTCTATTACCTGTAACATCTTTTAAAACGTCTTTTTCGTTACTTGTACCACATAAAGAAGCACGTCTTTTTAATTTTGAATAAAAAGAGGAATAAGGTAAACGAATATCTACCATATTAGTATCAGCAACCTTTTTAAAATCTTTTACGTCACGGGTCGCTAAACCTCCAAATTCATCATCTAAAACCAATAATCCCTTAACTAAATTATAAATCGAATCTTTATCTTTAGCATCAATTTTATGTTCTATTAAATACTTTTGTAGATCGGGCGGTAATAAGTTTCTGAAAAATGATGTTTTACCAGTTCCTTGTTTTTGACCGCAAAGAACTAAAGTTAAAGGAGATACTTTAGTTTCGTTTAATGGTGCAACCCAATTATGAATGCAACCTACAATCCATTTTTTAAACGCCCAAATATTATATTCACTTTTTGGATCAATGCAATTAATGTAGTCGTCAATAACACTCTCTGAATTTTCGTGTAATTTTTGTTTAAAAAACTCGTTAATCGGATTAAAAAAAGTAGTGTGTTCACTATTAATCATATCCCTAACGTCTGATTTACTTGGTATAAAATCCAAATAATTTTTACACGCAAAGTAAATAGTATTAAGTTTTACATCGTCTAAAAGTTGACCATTAATAAAAACCTCGTTAGTAATTATATCTTTAACTGGATTATAATTTTCAAATATAAAATTCTGTAATTTTTTACTATCGGTTAAATTTTCGTCAAGTTGTTTAAAATCTTTTTTGCTATCTATTAAGAATTTTATTAAATCTTCGTCAGCATCGGTAATATTATTAATTTTTTCAAGGGATTTTTTTACGCTTTCTATTGTTGGATTTCCTTGACTTTTAGCAACTGAAACCCGATTAATAATAGTTTCAGTTTTTTCTGAATATAGTTTTAAACCCGCTTCTTTAGCGTAAAAATAAATAGTAGATATTGAAACTTGTCCGTTGTTTTTGCAAAAGTTTTTATAATGCTTTTCGATTTTATTTGCATCATATTTACTGCCATATTTACAAATAGCATCAAAATAAACAAAACCGCTTTCGCCGAATTTTGAAGCAATAGCAAAGCCAATTCTTACATATCGGTCGTAATCATCTTGGCAAAGGTCAATTTGTTTCTCTTGTATTTGTGATAAAATAGTTTGAAAATCATCATTAACGAAAACAAAATTATGTGTTTTGTCCTTTTTTATAACTTGCTTTGCGATAAACTTTTTACTATTTTCATTTAAAAATAAATAAGGATCATACGAAATAAACCTAAGTCTATTTTTATTTTTACAACTTGGGTCAATCGCTACGTTAAAATTATCCCAATAGTATTGAGCAAGTTCGTTAAATGATTCTAAAAACTTATTCGAGTTTATTTTAATAAAAACACACAAGCCATCGCCACCAAAAGAGCGGTGCGACATCATAGTATATTTGTCTTGATTAATTTTATTAAGAAGTTGCAAATCTACATCATCATCAATATCAATAACTATCAAGCCGTTTAACTCATCGATGTTATCAGCGGTTTTACTTCCGTTTTTCATCACTGCCGAACCAGTTATGCAAGGTGCTTTTATTTTGCACTCCTTATATTTTACCTCGTCATTTTTTAAAGAACGTGCCTTTAAAACCAAATCTTGATACGTTCCTTTTTGAACCATATCAATATAATCTTGAATATCAATATCTATTTTATCGATACTTTTTGCAGTCGGGTATTTACTGAATCTTATCATAATATTGTTGTAATTTGTCTTTTAATTTTGATTTTAAATAAGCGAGAGTACGATTACTTTTACTTGGTAAAGCATTGATAATTTTTATAAAAGGTTCTCCTAAGATACGATTTATTTTTTTATCAAAATTACCATCTAATAAAGATTTTTTGTAACTTCCAAATGTAACTCTATTTTTTACAAATAAGTCAAAAGTTTGATTAACAAGTATTTTAAATGCAAAATTTATATCCTCGTTAATTGATTTTACATACTTTATAATTTTTTCGCCACTTGGGTAAATTTGTTTTATTTTAACTGCTGTTACTTTATTTGTAACTATTTCAACTTCTTTTTGTTCAACTTCAAGTATAGGTTCTTCATAATTGCAATTAGGGCAAATTTTGTCTGATTTCATTTTTAAAAATCCGCAATTGTTACACTCGTTTATATCATCTAAACTTTCCTTTAATTGTTTTGGCGGTTTTACCCCGTTAAAAAAAATCTTTTCCCAATCCCTTGTTTTATCTGACCACATTCCTAATCGGTCTGAATTTCCACCGCCATCAATAAATATAAACTTGTCCTTAAATATTTTCTTTGTAGGTCTTGCGCCACGTCCAGCAATTTGAATAAATAAAGATAGTGAGGCGGTCGGCCTTGCCATTATAATAGCCTCCACATCATCTACGTCAAAACCTTTAGTAAAACACGAAACGTTTAAAAGTATTGCGTTTCTCTCGTTTTCAAACCATCTTATTAACGGCTTTCGTTCCTTTTTATCATTATTAACGCTATCATACATTTTTACATTGTAACCTTTTTCTTTAAACATTTCGTAGATTAAAAGATTAACTTTAGTTGAGGCGGTAAAAATCATAGTCTTTTTACCAAAACATAACTCCTCGTAATTGTGTAAAATATCAATTTGTATTTCTTCTTTTTCGTAAGTTTCTGCAATTGATTTAGCGGTAAACTCGCCCGTTTCATCTGTTTTTAAATTTGCGGTGTTTACCGAAATACTATAAAGTTCTTCGTCAACTAAAAAATCATTGTCAATCAAATAATCAATACCAACACCAACTACAATATCATCATACACATCTGACATCGTTTCCTCTTTAGTCCAAACTTTAATTTCGTAACCGCAATGGGTAACTCCTTCAAGTTCTTTTACAAATGGTAACTCGGTATTGCACTCGTTACATTTATAATACTTATTTCTTTTTAATCTTACTGGTGTAGCGGTAAAACCTATTACTTTACAATCTTTAGTATAATCAAATATTTTATTAAAAACCCAAATATGCGCCTCGTCAATTATAAGATAATTAAATCTTTCAATTAGTTGCGGTTTCTTTTGTAACCGATTGAATAAAGTTTGAGCCATTGAAACGACAACTTTATTAATAGGAAATATTTTGTTTTTACTTTCAAAAGTAGCAACGTCAATTCCTTGCTTTTGAAAGGTTTTAAAAGTCTGATTAACTAATTCCTCACTATCAACTAATATCAAAGTATCTGTATTTAGTTGCTTTGTAAGTTCGGTAAAAATAATAGTTTTGCCACCTCCAGTACTTAACTGAACGCATAATTTATTTACGCTCGGGAGCTTAAATAAAATTTGGTCAAGTTGATTTTGTTGGTACGGCCTTAACTGCATATTAATAAAAAAGTTAAATCCCATCAATTTGGCAGTATTGTGAGAAGTGCCTCCTTGATAGGATTTATATAATATTTTCGATTTGCATTGCTTCTCACGTCAATACAAGTACAAACATACAAAAAAAATCCGAACCATTGTAATAATTCGGATTTAATTTAGGGTTTAAAATGTAGATATTTTTTCTACACGCCAACCTTTAATTGAGTTAAAGTATTTTGTTTCGCCTTGTGGGTTAACCCATTCTCGGCCACCTAAATTTATTGATACTTTCACATTATCCCCAACCGATAAAGCATTTAACAAATCGGTGTTATCCTTTACAAATTCAATCAGTATGTCTTGCGGATATTGTTCATCCGTTGTAACAACTAACTCTTGTTTTTTGAACGAAGCCGATACTTGTTGAACGGGATTAATTACTTTTACTTTTCCTACTACTTCCATAATTTAAAATTTTAATTTGTTTAATGATTCTGTTATTTTTATTTTTAATAATTCAACACACGCTCGGTTGATTTCGATTTGTTCCGATATTTTTTTAAATACGGGTTTCGCCTCAGTACCTACATTAACCAAACTTTCACGGGTCAATTTTTTAACGAATATAGGTTTTACGCTTTCGGGTCTGTACGACATAAAATAAAACTCCTTAAGTTCGGTATTGACCGTAAAGTTGTGAATGCATTGGTCAATATGTTTCAATGGTATTTCATCGGCTAAACAAGTTCTAATGTGTTCCTTTGCTTCGGGGCATTTAATTTCACATCCAATTGTAGCGCAAGGCGAAATTCCATCAGGCGAAACTCCTAAAAGTTCGTCATCAGATTGAATCCAACCCACTTCTAAAAATTCAACCCCCGTGTACTTTGCGAGTTCTAAACGTGCTTGCGGTTCTAAATTACTCCCGTTTTCCATTGCATCCGATTTGTATTGCTCTACATCCTCATCGAATGGCTCTGTTAATTCGGCCAATAATTCAATCAGTAACGTATCGGTTTTAATCGCGATTTGTTTTGATCGTGTACCGCCAATTTTTCCGTGCCTAAGTTCGTGCCATTCGGTCGAACCTTGTTCTAAGTCGTGGTATATTTTCATTTCAATACAGATTTAAGGCGGTCTTTTTCGGCTAATACTTTTGTTTCGTTTTGTTCTTGAGCCGTGAATGCAGTCCATTGTGTTTGCAGTTCTGCTAACGTGGTGCATTTAGATAGCTTTTCGAGGCAATCCGATACGTCAACAGGTTTACTAATTACATCGCTCGGCTTGGTAGTTGTGATACGTATTGCATCGTGAAACTCTCCAAACGCCTTAATACGTTTTGTAGTCAGTTGAATTTTTTTACCAATCATTTCCTCAATATATTCTGTGCCGGTAACTTTTTTAAGAGTTTTACGATTGGTAGCGTTTAAGATAATTGGTTTACATTCCTCAAATAGAAGTGTGATAACTTGTTCCTCGATTTGATTTTTTTGGTTAAAAACTGATTCGTTTTTAATTTCCTTAATCGTTACGATTCGGTCAATAGTTTTGCCGTTTTCGTCCATTAAATCCCAACCTCCTAAATAGTTAGGGTTTCGGAGTTTGTCAATGTGTGTGCGTGTTTCCATAATTTTCAGTTTTAATAATTTATAATATTATCGGGTCTATCCCTTTGCCTCGGTAGTAGTTGCAAAATTCGTGAAAGTTTTTCATAAGGATTTATTTAATATTGATTCTACTTCTACATCTGAAATTTGAGAAACGGAAACGTATCCTTTAGATAATCCGTATTCTAAAACTGCTTTAACTTGCGATTTAGTCATTGGTTTTCCGTTGTGTTCAAATGCTTTCCAACTTCTGTTTATTTGGTTTAAACAACCTTTAATGTCTGCGTCCATAATTTCTATTTTTTATTAAATTTACTAATTATTTCCCATTTACGCAATGGGTGGGCGTTGTTTGGAATGGTTCTATACATTTAATCCACACATTTCTAAACAATTTTTACATTTGCCTAAAAATGCTTTTTTATTGTATTTACTTACTAATGCTTTTGTTTTCATAAAAGCCATTTTTTGAACATTAATAACTCCATTTAAAACAAAATCGTTTTTACTTGATGGTCTAAAAACAGTATCTATTACATTTTCATTTTTAATTAGTTTAGATTGTATTAAACTCATTTTTAAACCTATTTCATTTTCTTTGTTAAAATCACAAGTTACAACCCTTAAAATAGATTTACAATAAGGTTTTAACCTTTTATATTCGGTCAATGAATTATCTATTAATTTTTTATTATCTAATGCAGAAACCGAAGTATTAATACAAATATTATATTTTGATATTTCATTTAGTTGCAATTCGGTTAATTTTTTCCAATGCCTTGTTATAATAACAATTTGTTTTTTAGATGAAATATCAAATAAAGCTAACTGACTACTTTCTCTAATTTGTTTTATAATGTTTATTGTATGCCCCCAATTTTCTGAGGGGTCGCCAGTACAACCAATTCTTATAAAATCCATATCAATTTTTTCAATCTGTCTAACTATTTTCAATCGGTGTGATTCATTTAAAAAACTTCTTTCAATCGACTTACTAAAATCAATACCATATCTTTTAGCGGTTTTAAAAGCATAACAATCATTATAACATCCTTTTGGATTTTCTAACAAACCACTTTCACAACCTTTTATAGTATCTAAATCCCAAATACCCCTCTCGTTTTTTGAGAGGGATATAATACTTTTGTAGGTTTTCATTACAAACGCCCTACGTTTGGATAAAGGTCTTTTATTTTACTCGTATCTCCTTTGTAAAAAACATAAATACGTTGTTCGCATTTTGGGTATTTACGACTATTTAAAGTTTTTTTAGCGGTTGCACGTCTTGTAAATTCGCTCTCTAAATAAATAATTTTATTATAAACGTGTAATCCTTGTTCTTTAAAAAATAATTCGTGTTCTGCGTCTGAACAATAATAACCTCCATCTTTATTTCTACTATCACCAGTCATTACAACAAAAAAAGTATTATCATTCATTACTGAAATAGCATTTTTATAGCCTTGAAAAAGCATATCTCTAAACTGCTCGTAAGTAGATAATGAATTTAATTCTCCCTCTGGCGCTTTTCCATCATAATCTAAATAGGTTTCTACTTTGTAATAAGGAGGACAACTAAAAATTAAATCATACTTTTGTTTAGGTGTAAATTTTGAAGTATCTGATTTTAACCATTTAACATTAACAAAGTCTTGACAAAGTGTATTATTTGCATCACATTGATTTTGTCTAATTTCAGATGATAAATATTCAAAACCACAACCACCAGCAACAAACCCCATTTGAACACCACCACCAAAAGGATTATAAACTCTACAACCATTTGTAGGCATAAACATTCTAACTATAATTTCACAAGCCGTAGGGTCTAAAACTGAGGCGTTTCCATTTAAGTCTTTTGTTTTATCTGTTATAATTTCACCGTCTTTTACAGATTGTTTTGAAAGAACAACATTTGACATACCCGCTTTCCCTTGCCAACAACCCTCACGGCTTGCAAATTTAGGATTAGGTATATTATACTTAACGCCCGCCTCTTCTAATTTTGCGTTCCATTCTCTTTTTACTTTTAACCATTCGCCACTTGTTGAGTTCCATAAATTAGTCATTGCCATATGACAAAGTCTTTTTACTCTTACTTGCTCCTCTTTACCATAGTAAATATACGTAAAGTCGCTTTTTGCTAAATTTACCTTAAAACCCAATGCTAAAAATACTTTTGGATTTTCTAATTTATGTTTATTGGAAACGGTCATTACCATATGATAGCCGTCTGTGTTTTGGTCAATTATTTTTTGCACCATCATTGAATAAATCTCTTTATCTTCTTTACCTGGATACATAGCTGATTGCAATAAACAAAACTCTTTTACAATGTGATTTACCTCATAAGTAAAAAACCCGCTAAATTCATCATTTATTTTTAAAATGATAGCCGAATGTTTTTGCATATTTGCCCGTGCGGCTCTGTATGCGATTTTGTCAATTAGTGCTAATTCTGCAACTTGGGTTTCATAACCAGACCCGATAACGCTATCCAATTGGATTAGCTCAATTTTTTCTTCAAATAAACTTTGTTGTTTTTTCATTATGTTTTTTAAGTTAAAACGCCCCCAAAGTTGTAAGGCAAACTAAGGGAGCGAATTATAATATTTACTCACGTGCGCCTTACTTCACGTATATTTTACAAAGATAGTTAATTAATTTTATATTTTACTCAACCATTGCAAATAAATTTCTGTTGCGATTTGTGCTGTCATTACTGGAGGTACTGACATTCCAATAAGATAACCAGATTTTACATCTAAAAAATTATAATCATTTGGGTAACTACCACCTTTGCATAATTCACTTTTAGACAAAGTCCTTTTCTCATCATAAAGCATATTTTTTTCTCCACCCGTAATTGTATTTAAAACCTTATGCATATGAAGATATTTTACTGAAAAGAATTTATCTACATTCTCAATTCTCATTGTTGTTTCATTCATAGAATATTCAGATATAATTTTTCGAT